GAAGGGCGGCGGGTTGAGAAGATCATACAAATGTTTTTTGTAGATTGCAACGACTTTTTTGACTTGCATCAAACAAAAAATTCGTGTACCGTTTACGCATGAACAAAGCAACACTCTCCCCCCTTGTTTGTTGGCTGGACGCGGTAGGCCGGATGACCGGCTATCGGCGGCTGGCTACCCGCTGCGGCGTTCCTTGGCAGTCCGTCCAGTACTGGGCGAAAACCGGGCGCGTTCCGTCGCGACACCTCGCTAATGCTGAGGCGGAAACCGGGATTGTCCGGCAACGCCTGAACCCTGAACCGTTCCAGTCCGCAACGCGGGCCGCGTGAGTGGGCAACAAAAAACCCGCCAGTGGAGGCGGGTTATTGCGCCGGATGGGCCGGCTATCACTGATGTTTTCAACTGAACGAGGCAACACCAATGAGTAGTGGAAGTATACAGCATCATCAAGGACAGGGAAAAGACACTGAACATAAAGAGCGCGGTCTACAGTCCGCGTTTACGATCAATATGAATGTGTTTAATGGATTAAAAGCGAAGTGTAGTTTCGGGAAAAACTGGCGGTATTTCCATATGGATTTGAACTCAGGGAGCGGAATCAATCAAGACGTAGGATGCATTGGTTCTCCATTGGCTTTTTTGGAAGCCGCCAGGATTTCAGGCTGTGGACAATACTTTGCTGGATTTTGCGATACCAATCAAACTGCTTTAGAGGAACTCATGAATCGGGATGGTATTCGGGGGAACTCGGATTGCTTTCTATTCCATGGCGACAACGCATCTTTGATTGAAGCGTTCCCGTCCATCATCAGCACGTTTGAAAAGCCAAAATACGCGATGGGCATGGTCTTGTCTGACCCCAATGGCGCGGACATTCCATTGAGCGGGCTAGAGTGGCTTTCCAGAGAAGCGCCAAAAATTGATTTATGCCTGAACTGGAATTCGACTCAGTTCAAGCGCAATCGGGGCGCGTTTGGTGACCATCGCCCCACCATGGAAGAGGCTATTAATCGAATCAACAAAAAACATTGGCTGATTCGGCAACCGATGGGCCGCTGGCAATGGACGCTTCTGATTGGCCGAAATATGCGAATTGGCGAACATCCGGCGCTTGGATTTTATCATCTGGATTCCCCCAAAGGACAAGAGGTTTTCCGGCGGTGCAATTTCGTGAAAGGCATTGACCCCAACCAGTTGCCGCCGTTTCCTCATAATGATTTTTTTGGGCAAGCGGCATGAATCATTTTCAAAACTATACCGCCTATTTGCAGCATTGGTTATTTCGGGCAATTCGCAAAACCGCCATGGAGAAAGCGCGCGGCTGTTGTGAGATTTGCCAGCAGCCGGCCAGCGAGGTTCACCACAAGCAATACCCCAAGCCATGGGGCGCGTTTGATGTGCCTGCGAACCTGCAACCCATTTGCCATGCTTGCCACTGCCGGATTGAAGGGAAAACCTCATGAGCCGCCACATTGATATTGATTCTGAATTCAAAGCACTCATTCCGCCGTTATCTTCGGAAGAATTTACACAGCTTGAGGCTAATATTCTAGCGGATGGTTGCCGTGACCCGTTGGTGGTGTGGGCAGTGCCGCCAAGCGAAAAATGTCCGCATTGTGGGAGCGGATATAAGCGCGCTGAAAATGAGGTTTTTGGCCGAACATTCACTGAATTTCACGAAGAGACGTATTGCGAAGATTCGTATGCCGACGAATCCATGTGGATTTGTGATCAAGACGATGATGAGTGCGACGAAGTTGAAGGCTCTTTTATCCTGCTTGACGGACATAACCGCTATGAGATTTGCCAGCAACACGGCGTTGAATTCTCAACGGTTGACTTGGAATTACCCGACCGTCAAGCCGCTATCAACTGGATCATCAATAACCAGCTAGGCCGTCGCAACCTTCACCCCGATCAAGCCAGCTACCTGCGCGGCAAGCGGTATAACGGGGAGAAACGACAAGACGGCGGGCATGGTGATCAGAAATCGGGTAATCAAATTGATAACCCGATCAAAACCCATGAACGCTTAGCCGAAGAATACAAAGTCAGTCCGGCCACGATTACCCGCGACGGTCAATATGCGGCGGCGGTGGATAGCTTGGCAAGCGTGGGGGTTGACGCGCAAAGCGTGATTGCTCACGCCAGCAAAGCGGACGTGATTGAACTGGCGAAAGTGCTTGAAAAGCCGGAGCCGGTGATTGAGTCGCCGCTGTTTCCAGAGCCGCAACCCGTCAAGCCGGTCGTGGTTCCGCCAGTCATTCAACGTGCGGTTGCCGCAATTAAGACCGGGGCCGTGCCGGTGAAGGAGATCATCAAGGAAAGCGCCAAGGATGCGAAGATCATCAAGCAACAATCCATCGTTGAGCCGGTGATGACCTCCTACATCACGTTAGATGATTGGGGAAAGCTGGCGCTGTCTGAACAGCAGATGTACCTCAAGGGGATTCAGTCCGGCAAGACTTATAACCGGCAGTCCAATGACAATGATGAATCCATCGGCAATATCGAATGGGCTAAATGGTCATGGAACCCGGTTTCAGGATGTAAGCACGATTGCCCCTACTGCTATGCGCGGGATATTGCAGCCCGGTTCTACGATCAAGGGTTTGTCCCGACGCTGTATCCCGACCGCCTCCATGCGCCGGCTAATACCAAAGTTCCAGCCGGCGCGGCGCAAGACATCAGTATGAAAAATGTCTTTACCTGTTCCATGGCTGACCTGTTTGGCCGTTGGGTTCCGAAGGAATGGATTGAAGCCGTGCTAGAGCAAGTCCGCAGCAATCCGCAGTGGAATTTCCTGTTTCTGACCAAGTTTCCGAAACGACTATCTGAGTTCAAGTTTCCCGATAACGCTTGGTTAGGAACGACCGTTGATTGCCAAATTCGCGTGAAAGCGGCTGAGGATGCATTCCACAAAATGCGCGAAGAAGGTTCCGGCGGTGTGTGGTGGCTATCCGTTGAACCCATGATTGAACCGTTGCAGTTTTCAAGCTTGGATATGTTTGATTGGGTTGTCATTGGCGGGTCAAGCCGTTCAACTCAAACCCCTGAATGGCATCCGCCACGGGACTGGGTCAATGCCCTAGAGCAACAGGCGCGGGATGCAGGCTGCAAAGTGTATGAAAAAACCAATCTGCTGAGTCGGATTCGCCAGTATCCGGGATTTGATGAACCGGAAATTACGCAAGCCCCGGCTGAATTCCACTACCTAGGAAAACAAACCTCGGAAACCCCCTCATGAAACTCCTCTAATTCCTTGAACTGCTCGCCATTGCCATTGGCCTGCCATTCGTGATTTTTATTGCCGGGCCGGTGGCAGTGGCGTTTCTGTTGATTCGGCTCCTAGAGGCATTCGCATGATCGTTTCGCTTGAAATGCACCAATGGGCAAAAGCCATGATGGTGTGCGCGACTGCACACCAATGTCCAAAAGAGGAAACGTGCTTCAATTTGGCGCAATCGGTAATTGACGCCTATGCAGCGCAGGCACTCAGCACAGTGCTGAAACGGGCCGATGAGGTCGATCACTACGCCCCTGAGTTTCGGTCCTCGTGGGAATGGGCACAACCGGATTGGGATTCAGCATGAAAGCATGGGATGACGGCAGCCACGATCCGGGTTTCCAAAAATTTTATGCCCGCGCCATTGTCACTGCGGCGCGGAACTTTCGGCGGCGCGACAATAAAGCGTCCCCGTGGACGCATACGTTGTTAGAATGGGCCGGGAAGGCTCGCCGCCGGGCACAGCAATTAGCTCCGCGTGATTTGTTCGGTGCCGCGCCATGAAGACCGTCATTTTTTTGACTGGACTGATCGCGGGATTTGGTCTGGGATTTGCGCTAGCCGCTTGGGCGCTGTATGAGCCGATATCCGCCGGTCACGCCAAATATGCGTTCACCCGTTCCGCCGGGCCGGTTCCGGCGTATGCCCTGGACGGGACGCAAAAGCTGTTTCGCATTGAGTGCATCAGCGAGTCGGAAAAAGATTGCCCGCAACCGTCAGCAATCCCAGAACCTGGCACGGCGGCATTGTTGTTAGTGGGATGGGGGTTGTTACTAATTAGGAGTCGCGTATGAACGATCCTCCATTTGTCTATTGCTACGGAATATGGCCTGAGCATCAGCCGTGCCTCGTGCGTCGGTTTTGCCAGCGGCATACCCGCTTGCGCGCCGAGGTCTCGTTCAATGCGCCCGCCGAAGTGCGCTGGCATGTTTGCCAGTTGAGCGGTGATCACTACCTCCCCGTAGAGCGGGCGAATGAAGACGTTTGAATCTGAGTTGCAAAGCCAGATTCTGGAATACCTGGCGCATGAAATGGCGCGCGGAAGAGTGGGCTGGTTTTGCCGGGTGAATGGCGGTGCGGTGAAAGCCGGCGCGGATTTTGTTCGGTTTTACGAGCTGCACATTCCGGGACATGCCGCGCGATCGAGAGGAAAGGCGGATATTGAGGGCTGTTTAGGGAACGGGAGCGTTTATCCAGGCCGGTTTTTTGCGCTGGAGGTGAAGCGTCCGGGCGGTCGGGCCACGCTGGA